ACTTGTATTTTTTTATTAATTTTAAATAATATATTAAGATTATTAAAGTTTATAAGTCAAGTAGAAGAATTATAAAATAAAAAATTGATTTGAAAATTTACAAGTAAAATCTATCACTATTCCAAAACAACAATGGCAATTATCCAAACTGATATGAACGCAACTGAATTGAGAATTATTGAAGTGATTGATAAATATGTTATTTATATGATTTCCAAACACGCTGGAATGATTGAAATATATCCCAAACTTCTTGAATTGGAAGGAGGAGAATTGACAGATTGGATTTATGACGAATTGGTTGAATGGTTGGGAAATGGAGTTGATTATGAATATTCTTATGATTGTGAATGTGAAGAAGATTGCGAATGTGAAAAAACCGCAACTATCACCTCATTTTCAATAAATGATTACATTCAATATATTCTTTGTAAAAAAGAAAATCCAAATGAAACTTATGATAAAATTAGAAATTTTTATGATAGTATATTTACTAATTGTAGAGAATTAATACAAATACAAGGTAAAATAACCGATACACTTCAACAAGACATTGAAGATTTTGAAGATTATTATTCTCTGTCAAATATAGTAAAAAATTATTGTTATATTTATCTTCGTGAAATGGAAGAAGGATTGAAGGAATATATTATTAATCTTCTTGACCCAGTTGAACCGAAATAAACTCGTAAAAAATTTATAATTTTATTCTTTATTTTTTTTATGAGAAGTAAAGAATCTAAATTTGCTCAAAACAATATGTTTCCCTTGAAAAATAAAAATGGTATTGTACTTGTTAAAAGCGACCACCCAAAGTATTTGTATGAAGCGTATAATTGGCAAGGAATTTTTCTTTCATATCTTGGAAATAAAAAATAGTTTATAATTATTCTTCTTTGTCTTATAAACTTTAATAATATTATGTTCTTGAATTAAAATAAAAAATTGATTTGATTTTTCACAAGTAAAATCTATCACTCTCAAACAACAATATGACAACATTCCCTTCATTTGACGGACACTTTTGGGTTGAACGAAATGGAGAAATTATTGATTTCTATTTTCCAGAATATAATTTTATTAAAAAAGTGAATGGGTGTGGTGGAGAACCAATTTATTTATCAGCACCTCTTGAAACTCAACAATTGGTAATAAAAATTATGGATAATTGTGTAAAAAGTGTTTTTAAAGGAGAAAATATTGAAGAATCTAAAAAAAATTTATGTTTGTTTTCAATTAAATATGGAAGAGAAACACCACAATTTAATTGTTGTCTTCAAAATTGTTATATGGAAATATATAAAAATGGTGGAAATTTAGTGTTTGGTTCTATGGGTTGGAGAAAAAAAAATGGAACAATTCATTATGAATATGGTGGAGAAAATTATTTGACTTGGAAAGATTTTAAAAAATAATTAAGTGAATGCGTAATTTTAGGAATATTATTTTATTTTTTTATATTATAATATGCCGATTGAAAACGCATTTGAATTTTTCAAACAAAAATTAGAAGAAAAAAAAAAAGAGCAAATTAAACAAGATTTAGAATATGGTTTAGAAATGGAAACTAAAATTTGCCCAATTCTTGAAACATATTTTCAAGTAAAACTTCACAAAACCAGTCAATTTTCGTATGAGGATTGGTTGAGTGAATGTGGTACTTATTTTGAATTGAAATCAAGACCCAATATACTACCAACCACATTTTCAACACAAATATTCCCAGTTTATAAAGTAAGGATTGGAGAAACTGAACCATTAATACTTGTTTATCATTTTTCAAGAACAAATGAAACATTCTTTATAGAATATAACAAAGAAAAATTTAGCAAATATCAAACGATTTTCATAGACGCTGTTAGAAAAAGTACAAGACCAATAGAACATTTTGAAATTCCTTTTACTGATTTTATCAAGATTACTTAACTACTTTAATAATTTTAATAGATTAGTTATATTTCATAAAAAAAAATATATGAAATATAATATGAGCAACGATAAAGAAAATGGATTTAGGGGACACGAAAATATGAGAGTTCCTTTACCAGAAGCATATGATAAAATTAAAATTCCAGAATTATTTATAACAAAAGCAGAATATAAAACTGGTAATTTTGAAAGAAATCCAAATGGAAAATTTAAAAGAGATAGTAAAGGAGAAAAAATACCAATTATGAAAAATGGTTGGTTTATTGATACAGACCTTATGGAAAATGAAGTTCTTAATAAAACGAGAAATATATCTTCAAGACATAAACGAAAATTATTAGATTTACATACAGCAAAAGTAGATAAAATTACAGCAAATAGAACTTATATGCCTCGTTTAAAAGATTTTCCAGATATTAATCATAGAAGATATATTTATAATTATCTTACTCATTTACACCCAGACGAAATTAAAGATTTACCTCATAATAAAACAAGAGGTCTTCCTCCTATTTTGTTCAAAAATTGGCATTATCACGGATTGGGAGAATTACCAGAAGGTTATAAAGGTAAAAAAAGTAAATCAAAAAAAGATAGTGATACTGAAAGCGAAAGTGATAGAGAAGTATCACACGAAGATATATTTGGTAGTGATAGTGAGAGCGACGAAGAACCACCTACTCCTAAAAAAACAAAAAAAGCAAAAAAAGCAAAAAAAGTAATTCCAGTACAATTAGAAAGTGATAGTGAAAGCGACGAAGAAACTCCTAAAAAGAAATCACCACCAAAAAAAGCAAAAAAAGCAAAAAAAGCGATTCCAGTACAATTAGAAAGTGATAGTGAAAGCGAAGAAGAAGAAGAACAACAAGGTGCTGGAGGAGGTGCTGGAGGAGGAAAAACAAGAGGCAGACCAAGAAAACATATGACAGCAGAAGAAGCATATTTAGCAAAAATTAAGAGCAATAAAGATAAACGAGCAGAACGAAGATTAGAGGAAAGAAGAAATAAAATAAAAGATAAATTAGCAAAAGGTGAAAAATTAACAAAAAAGGAGAGAGAACTTCACGAAGCAGAAGGAGAAGGAATAAAAGACCCTTGTTGGAAAGGGTATGAAATGGTTGGAATGAAAACAAAGAAAGGAAAAAAAGTTCCAAATTGTGTCTCAAAAGGTGAAGGAATAAAAGAAGATACATTAAAAAATTATGGTATGGTTTTAAAACATTTAGAAAGTCATATAACAGACCCAAAAGAACCAATAGACCCAAAAGACTATTTACAATCAAATAAAATTATTAAAGAAATTAAAAAGATTAAAACCAAAGGAAAAGGAATAGATTTTGATAAAATTCATTGGGGAACATTTGGTGCTTTACAAAAACGATTTTTAAAATCTCACCCAGATTTTAAAGATAAGATTGAAGATTTAGAACATTTCGCACATTTCGTTGTAGCAAATCCAGATAAATTTAGTAAAGTTGCCCATAAAAAAGCATTGTTCTATGTGAATATTCTTGAAAAAAAATAATATATTAATAATATATGCGTTCTCATAGAAATTTACATATGCTTCTTGGAATTCAAAATATGGATACAATGCCTCACCCTCGTGTTATGGCATTAACGCACGGCAGAGGTTTATCTGCTGGTGCGTCAAGCGGTGAAAGCAGTGATTTAGGAGGAATGGGATTATCTGTTGGTGCTTCAAGTAGCGGTATGGGTTTGTACGCTACTCGTTCTCACGGAGGAAAATTATCTAAAATAGGTCAAGCATTTAACAAGGCATTCAATCCTCAAAAGAATGGTGTAGCACACGCAGTAGAACACGCTGTTGCTCCAGTTGTTAAAGTGGGCGACCAAATTAAAACTGGAGTTGTTAAAACATACAATCAAACAAAAACTGGTTTCAACCAAACATTCACACCACAAGTCGGTAAAGATATTGTTAGTGATTTGAAAACTACGGCAAGATATGCCATACCAGCAATCACTGGGACTTTAGGGGGTCTTGCTGGAAGCACACTTGGTGGTCCAGCACTGGGAATGGTTGGTTCTGCTGGTGGTGCGTACGCTGGTTATGAAGCAGACAAAGCATTAGGATTGACTGGACACAATGAATTTGTTGGTGTAAAAGGTAAAGGTTTGAAGAAACATAAGAAATCTAAAGGTGGAACTATCAAGAAAGAACTTGAAAAAGTTTGGGATAAAGTACCAGAAGGATTTCATAAACCATTAGAAGATTTGGGTCGTGCTGGAGTAGAATACGCTGGATTTCATATTCCTCCCAAAAAAGGTAGAGGTGTGAAAGGAAGTATGAGCAAAACTCATAAAGGTGATATGGATTATACAACGAAAAAAGGTGATATGTATTACCATAGAGGCGGACACGACGAAACAAGTAGCGAAAGTTCAAGCGATTCTTCAATGGAAGGGACTGGTGTTAAGAAAAGAAAACCTCATATGATTAAAGGGTCAGCAGAAGCAAAAGCACATATGGCAAAAATTCGTTCTCTAAAAGGTAAGGGTATTTCTGGAAAAGGACAAGTTGATAATAATTCTCCTCATAGCGGTGCGGTGAGAATGTCTGCTTATCAAAACTTCTAAAAAAAAATAATAGTTTATCCGCTCTGCGGATTTGACTTTCTATGCGAACCAAAGGTTCGCAGATAAAGTTTATAATTTTATACTCTTGACTTATACACTTTATTAAATTAAATAGATTAATAATAATTATTAAGAATTATTATTAATTTTTTCAAACTGGTTCTTCTTCAGCACTTCCTCCTCCACTCAAACTGCTTGTATCACTTGAAGTATCTTCTTCTGTCATTTCGGCAACTGGAACAATAATTTCTCCTTTGGCAATCTTCAACTGAATTTTGAGAGTATGAGTTTTACTTTTTTTTCTGTGATTGAGAAGAGAGTAATGTTTGAGTTCTTCCCCACATTCACAAGTAATCAATCTCTCTCTTCTTGCTTTGATTTGCTCCTTGTGTTTTGAATCATATTCCTTTTGATATTCTTTTCTTTTCACAGAATTAACTTTATCCTTATTTTTATCACGCCAATCCTTCTTTTGCTGAAGAAGTTTTGATTTGTTTTCCGCATAATATTCTTTCCAATAATTTGGATTATCCTTCTTGGAACGCTTTTTGGCACAATCAATACAAGGAACAACTTCTTCTTCTTCAACTTCAGTTTGCGTTTCAGCGTCGCACATTATTTTTGGAGGAGGGATTTCAACAACTGGCACTGGAATTGGGTCTGGAATAAGAACTGGTCTTGGTTTTTTTGAACCAACTGGTCGTCCTTTTTTCTTCATAATTGGTACTTTAATTTCTTCTTCCTCATTTGGAATGATAGGAGTATTTTTCTCGTCCATTTGTATATTATTAAATTCGGTTGTCTTTAAATCGTTGTTTGACATATTGGTTTTTGAGAGTAAGGATATTTACCTTGTGAAAAATCAAATCAATTTTTTTAATTAATTAAACCCTACTGCCAGTAAGAATATCAATTGAGACAGAAGTTTTGTAATTAACAAAAACATACAAATCCAATGTCTGGTTAGTCAAATTTTGCCCAACAATATTCACAGACTTTGGCACACCTTCTTCAATAGGCAACATTCTTGAAACATTGACAGCATAGTAGTTATACATAGTTTCAAAGTCAAGTTGGTTAATAAGACCGCTATTGACACCGTCTGTAAGACCGCCGTTTGTCGCATTAAGTCCATATAACTGCTGTGTAAATTGTTCGTAAGTATAGCGTTCTGTGTTATAAATGGCATTTTGTCCGCTTATGACAATATTAAAGTTTCCAAGAAGACAAAGAGGAGAAGTTGTACCACCGCCCTCTGTCGCAAAAGGCGATTGAAGAGGAGAAATACCACCATTGGAACTTGCGGAGTAAAAAGGCAACACCAATACTGTCTGTATTCCAGCAATACCATTTGTAATCAAGTTGTTAAATACTTGATTAGGTTGTACTCCAGTCACTTGATACTGATACAAATCATTATAAACAATTGTCTTAACAGAAGAAGAAAGATACGCTTGTTCGTAAATAGGATTGAAAACATACGAAGGAATATTCAACATAATAGATTTAAGCATAGGCGACGCTTGAATATTATTACCCCCAGCATTTAATTGAGAACTTGTAAGACAAACACCACCAACCGCAACTGAAGCAGTATAAATTCCGTCTGTCGCAGTAAGAGCAAGATTATTAGAACCATTATTCGCACTTGCTGAAGCAATCATAAGAGGATTCACACCGCCAAGAGGACAAACAACATTGGAAAGAGCGGTAATAGCAAGATTTGCCGTTGTTCCGTCTAATGCTTGTGTCGTAAAGGAAAATGAAGAATTGTTCAAATTCATAGTAATTTTCATAAATACGCCTTTTAACAACGGAACTTCTTGGAAAAAGTTGTGAAGGTGGCGTAATTTAACTTGACCCACAATTGCTTGTTGAAGAACACCACCAAGTGTAGCAGTTCCAGCAGTTTTATTAAAAATATAAGACTTATATGCTCCAGAAATACTTGAAGGTTGAATAAGACCATTATATGTAGGAGTAACAGTTCCAATAGTATTAAAATTTCCTTGACCTTGAGCGTATGTTGAGACTCCGTCAAATGCGAAATATTGCTGTCTTTTTAAAAACCCAATATTTCCAATTGTTTCTTGACCATAAATAGCAAGTGGAGGAGTAGGTATAACATAATTTTGATTATTAGAACTACCAACACCATTAGGAGTACAAACAAGAAGACCAGTTGAAACATTAAATGCCCAAGAAGTAGAAGTATCTGGGTAAAAACCAATTGACGCCCATTCCGTAAAATCATTGTAGTTAAAAGAAGTCATAAGACAAAAAGTATTCCAAAGACCAACATAAGGAGTTTGTTGAATTATAGTTGTGCCGTTGTAGTCAAGGGTGAAGGAATGAACGATTGTTCCCAACCAATTTTTAAGACCCAGCACATAATCATTTGGTTGGGTTGTAAAGTTGGATTGTGCCGCACCAACTGGTGCTGTAAGAGTTAGTAGCAAGGGAACTATTAAAGTTGCCTCGTAATAACTCATATACTTGTTGGAGTTGGCAAGTTGGGAAGTATCTATAATTGACTGGTTTCCAACATAGGACTGATTCATATTGTCCAATATAGACAACCAATCACGGCGTACAAAAATTTGCGGTGTCCCTTCCGTCGCTTGAGACATATCAAAAAGCAGAGTATCTCCTTGTTGAGCATTGCCAGACATTATATTTTATGCTAATAAAAAATAATATCCTAAACTACGCAAAGATAATGAATATTTCAAGCGTTAAATGTAATATTCTTCTTTTTCATTGAGGGTTTTGCTAAAAGATTTTGAAGTTTCTCATTCACTCCTTTTAAATGTTTATGAGCAATTGTATTCATTGGTACTTCACGGTGAAAACCAGTGCTTAAACCTCCGCCGATTGGTATAGGTCTTCCAGTTATTTCGTGATACTCATTTGGTGAGGAATAACTTGAACCTCCGCCACCGCCACCCCTATTTAGCAAAACAGAACCCATACCACAACCTATTGAACCTCCATAAGGTGTTTTTCTTCCAAGAATCATATTGTTTGTCATATTTTCTGGTCTAAATATTCTTCTCGGCATATATTAATAAAGAAGATAATATTATTAAAGGATATAAGATTTTACCTATCTGCTTTGGACTTTATATCTTTTTTAACATTCCTTAATTTCAACAAAGAAGTCATTAGATTATTTAAAAGAGATAATTGTTTTGTTATATCTCTTTCTTTATTTTTTTCCATTTCAGTAGAAGTATTCTTCATATCATTCAAAAGACGAGTATGTTCTCGCATAACATTATCATATACTCCATTCAAGTATTGTTCTGTCAATTCCTCATTCATATAGATAAGGAATATTATTTTGAACCACTAATTAACGCAGTTGTTATTTGCCCTATATCTTGTTGAGTATTTCTTATTTCTAAAGTAATTGTCATATTTGGGTCAAGAATTTGAATAGGTTGTAAATCACTTCCCAACCAACCAAGAACAAGTCGGTCATAAGTACCTTCAAGGACTTTATTGTATATGAGTTGGGGAGGCGTAAAAACTATCTGGTCACCAACATTGGCATTTGGCGTAATACTATAAATAATGGAAGAAGGAATAGTATAAGGATTGGATATACCGCTACAAGTAAGAAAAAGTGTGGGATTTGGTTGAACTTCTGGTGCTTGGGTAGAAATAGTTGATTGATTTGTTGTATTTGTTATTGTTAAAGGAAATGTTGTATTTGGTTGAAATCCTATAATACTATTAAAATTCGCTGGAATAATAAATTGAGGGGTAAAAGAAGTAGTTGGTAAAGTAAATGCGTAAGTCCAACCACTTGTTGCTGTAGTTGGAACAGCAAATGAATTCAACTGAACGCCGTATTCAACCGCATTTACTACCATTTCTAAATAATATACATAATTTCCAGAAGCGTCAATAGCGTAAGTATTGTTATTAATCATTTGACTTTGAAGAAATCCATTTATATCGCTAATATTCCAAGTTCCATTAGGAATAACTATATCATAAGTATTACTAACAGTTGTACCGTTTGTACTCCAAGTATATTGAAAAATATTATTATTCAAAGCAACAGATATGTTATACCAAGAATAATACATACTGATATTTGAAACAGCGAGAGCGTGGTTGCTTAATCTAACTGAACTTGGAAACTTGAATACCAACTGATTATTACCATTATTGAGATTAACAATATTTGATTGATTCAAAATGATAGTAGAAACTGACATATATTATTAATAAAGAAATAATAATATATTTTTTAACGCTCGTACAAAGGATTATTGCTAAATGCGTGTCTAACTTGTGCGGACATAATAGGAAGACTACTTTTCATTTGGTGAAGCGTTAATGGAACATTTCCTAAAGAAACTTTGGGATTAAAATTAGAAGTATGGGTTGTATGTGAATGTCTTGTAAAATGAAATTGTGGAACTGGTCTTGTTTGTTCTTCTTTCACGCAATGTTCTATTGGAGAAATATATTTATCATACTTCACTCTTGGCATATTATAGTTTGATATTTTTCTTTCAAGTCTTATAAACTTTAATAAATTATATAATTTTAGTATCAACTGGAATACTAATACTATCTGTATTACCACCAGTAATTTTATTTTCAACACTTATTGGTATTCTTTCTTTTGGGTTGGAAGAACGAAAGAAATGTTTAAGCATATATTCGTTCTTTTGAAAATCCATAGATTTATCTAAATCTTCAAACAAATCCAAGAAAATATTTGTATCATTATACAAATCTCCAGTTCTTTGAGGAAAAGAATTTATAAAATGCCCAAAACCTAAACAATAATACCCACAAATATCTCCAACTATACTTTGAATATTTTTCTTGTTGTAGGGAACTTCTTTTTCTTTTAAAAACTTTTGTACTTCCAAAGGTGCTGGACAACCCATTGAATCCATATAAATATTTTCTATTTTGCCATTTGGATACTTATTAGATTGAAAACAAGTCCAATGACTTCCAGAGTTGGGACGACCATTTTCGTCTAATTCGTCTTCTAAATTTATAACATAAAATTTATTATGTTGAAGTTTTTCATATTTAAGCAAGTCCTTAAAATCGCAGAAAGCAAGAGGAATATTCATTCGTTTTGCTAAATCTTCTATTTGTATGTTTGATAAAGAACCCATTATATAAATAAAAAAGATTTTCTAAATATAAAAATGACGCATAAGAAATACAAGAAAGCAAGGCGTAGAAAAAACTTACAACCATATAATGAGGAAGAGTTTAGGGATAATTCTCTATGTATATATAAAATGATTGAAACCGAATTCTCACCAGCATATCCCAAGTGGTGTTTTTACCACAACATAAAAAATTATACTGATATGCCCAATTGTGTAAGAGGTTCTTATAAAAAATTGTTGTATAACAGAAATAATATTGAATTTGATAAAAAGAACACAAAAATGTTGAGGTGGGAAGATAGATTACACGAAGTTATAGAAAATGAATTATATGATAGAAATGAAATGAAATCAGCAAATGATACTTTTTTATTTTTAAAACATTTGATTTTTATAGATACTGACACCAAAAGAGGATTGGATAAAAAAATAAGATATGAGATATATGAGAGGGAAGATATGAATAATGTAATAAGTGATAATGAAGATTTTGAAGTAGAAACGGACGAGGACGATTTGTAAATTTTATAAACTTTGAATTATGAAATTTACTTTATAATTTTTCTTTGTTTTCTTATAAACTTTAATAAACTTAATAACTTATATAGTTTAATAAGAAAACTTGAAGACAACAAATATATTAATTAACAATCAATACCTCTCGTTCTCATACATTTTTTAGTTGATAAATGGTTTTGTCTATTTGTATTTCTTTCTTCTTTTCCACAATATTCACAAGTAAAATATCCTTTTTTTCTTACCTCTATTTCTTTTCCAAAATTTTTACAAACATTCATAGTCATATGAGTTGCCATATTACCTCTTGATTTTAATTGTCCGCAATTGGGACAAGGAATCTGTTCTGTTTTTTTTAATCTTATTTTCAAAGCGTAATCTTTTAACTTTTGTATTTCTTTTTCTTTCTCCATAAGAAGTCTCATTCGTTCTTCTTCTTTTTCCATTCTTTCTTGTTCCATTCTCAAATTATATTCTTCTTGTATCTTTAATTGTTTTTTCAATTCTTTTTCAACTTGAATATCGTATTGGATTTTTCTTTTCACTTCTTCTTCTTCATTCTGTATTATTAAAACTTTATTGTGTTCTTCTAATTTATCAAGTATTTCTTTTATAAATTTCATATGACTTGAAAGAGGATTATCAAGTGTATCTTCTTTATTATAAGCGTACCTATCATTATAACAATTCATTAATTTTGAATGAAATCTTGTAAGAAACCCATTATGTTTAAATTCATAATAATGATTATTATTAGTTAAATTAACACAATCCAAAGGTATATCATATTTAGAAACTTCATTCGCTACTTTTTTAATAGCATTCATAATATTATTAATTTCTTGAAAAGTGATTTGATTGATTTCCTCCATTTGTCTTTTTGTATATTATTATAATTTCTTTTTTCTAAATCAATTTTATTTATTTATTATATTAAAATTATTAAAGTTTATAAGTCAAAGAAGAAAATATACAAAGTAAAAATTAATATTTGCGTTTATAAATTTCTCAAAAAATCTTGAGAATTATATGAGCGGAAGTTTTCAATTCACTTTAGACAATTTCAAACACTATTCACAACAACTTCAAGTAATCATTATGTCAAGACAAAATCACGACCCTATGACTTCTTTTAAAAGTTTAGAACCAAAACAACAAAGATTGTTTAATGAGGAGTTGAATAAATATATTAGAGCATTAACAGACGACTTTGACAAACAAATTACTGAAGATTTCAATTTTGTATGCCAAGAAGAAATATTTCCCTTCTTGAATACCAAATATAAAAATTTAGCAGTACGACCTTCTAATGTAGAGGAATTAGAAAAAGAAACTAAAACATACACTGAATTAATCTTCAAGGAAAGTATGTTAGACAACGAATTAACTGAATCACAATTAAATAAAATTCCTATTATGGATAATTAAATTATTTTTTAGGAAAAAAAAATAATTTAATAATTATATGAACCCAAAATTTACAAAATCTCAAGCAGATAGAAATGCGGTTAAGAATGAATATCTCAAGAACCTTCAACTTGAGACGAGTAATAATCTTATGAATTACAATGCCAATCAAATTTTTAAGCAAACTGGTGTTTTGCCTCCTTCTATTACTTCTTTGTTGGATACGAGGTCAATCACCGAAAAATACGCTGATAAACAAAAAGCAAGAGTAGCAGTATTGAGTGGATTACGAGAAATAACAGACGGAGCAAATGCGAATCAAATTATTGACCAAATACACGGAAATGACATTCTTGATTTATTGAATAATCTTCCTCAAATCATTAGTGAAATCAAACCAAAGTGGAGTTTAGGAATTACTGCTCCAGCATTTTTAAATTATTGGAATAAGTATAAACAAGCACTTTCTTTGAATGCTGGTGTATCTACTCTTGCTGTTTTACAATCTAATCAACTTCTTACAAATATTCAAGGATTATTACAAAATATACAAGCAACATTACCAACAAAACAAGATTTTGCTTTATTGAAAAATATATTTTCTTCACTTCCTCAAACAGAAGAAGTTAGAAGAGCAAGTCAAATGATAGGGGACGCAGAAGACGATACACAAACTGTATATAGTTTAGCAACTGAAATGTCTATACAAGGAACAAAAGACCCATTAGTATTTGAACAACAAATAAAAGACCTTCAAGCAGTAATGGAAAATATACCTCCAAGAAGTACAATTGTAGATTTAACACAACAAGCACAAATATCAAGTCAATTAGGTAATAGTCCTCAAGAAGCGAATTATTTAGCAACACAAGTTCAAGGTCAATTATCAATGATACAACCAAGTACTTTTAAAACATTACAAAAAGGAATAATTCCAAAAGAATTAATAACAGAAGAAGAAAGTGGAGAAGAAAGTGAAAGCGAAAGCGGAAGTCCAGCAACTCCTTCGTCAATGACAGCAAGTGTAGTGCCAAATAACCCACCAAAAAATATGAAAGAATTTAATCAATTAACCCAAACAGAAAAAAGGGCATTTTTAGTATTTCTTGATAGAAATGACCCCAGTTTTAAAAGAAGTAAAGATTTAAGTAATATGGCAGAACCAACAAAAGACCCTTCAAATTCTGGAAGTTTATATCATATTACTTGGTTATCTCCAGATAGTTTAAATTATGTTGATAGAACAAATGTTATGGAATTAGTAGAAGATTTTTTTAATAGTAAAGGAAAACTTACTATAACAACAGATAAAAAAACTGGCGAACCAAATACTTATGGTAATATTTTAGCAAATTATAAACGAGTAATTGAAAAAAATAAAGAGAAACAAAAATATAAAGAACCTCCTATGAAAATTAAAATTACTACAAAACCAAAACTTACTGGAGCAGAAGAAAGTAAATCAACTGGAACAGAACCACCATTAGAACCAACCCCAGAAGATATACAAAAGGCAACTGGTACTGGTGTAAGAAAAGTTGGCAGACCAAGAATTATGGGACGAGGTGTAGCAACGGCAGTTGCGGTTTATACAAAAAGACCAAAGGTGGATACTTCTCATAAGGTAGAACGAGTTCCTTCTTATATTGAATTTGGAAAACACTTACTTCACCAACATAATCTTCTTGGTGGTATATTACAGATTCGTCGTCGTAGTGGCAATATAATTAATGAACTACCAAGACAATCAATTGGTGGAAGATTGAAGAAGATATTGATTACCTTGACTGGCACTGGTTCTCCTTCATTTGAAGATATAAATGAATTATCAACACACGAAAAAGAATTATTGAATAAAGTGGTTAAGCATTGTAAAATTGACCAAAGATTACTTGTACCCACGCCAGATAAAACAAAAGAAGAACAAGATATGAATAGATTACAAATATTGAGTGGAGAAATAACTGCTGGAAATAACAATCCAACAATTGTCAAAGAACTCAAGACATTGTTATTGAGATTAAAAAATAGTGGAAGAATACCAAGACGAGAAGCACACGAAATTATGGAAGATTTACTCACGCTTGGGTATTAAATTAATACAGAATGAGTTTCCACTAATAAATTTACAAATAATCTTCGTTGAGTTTCATTAAGAGTTAATATATAATTTTGATATTTAGTACCACAATCACTTCTATTAAACCAATAAGTCATTCCATAACTGGTAAGTAATTCTTCATTGGGGTGAATATCTTTTAATGCTTTTACATAACAGAAATGTTTTGAAGGTATTAAATCTACATTACTATATTTCTTTGTATCTAATAAATATTTACTTACACTTTTTCCAAATTCATTTATATCACAAGTATCATATCTTGAATGAATATCTTTTAATTTTTCAATTGTATCACAAGAAACAGAATCATTAATCATATGTGCTGAAAACAAAGAACTATATTTATTTGGGTCAGCACATATTTTTTTATTGTCAAGTAAATTCATAGTATAATGAGCGTCAAAATTATCATTATTTGAGTTTAAAGAACACCAATTACCTTGTGTAGTTGATTTTAATTTTTCTTTAATAGAATTAGGAACAAATATATAATCCGCTGGATATAAACATATAATATCACCTTGTTTTATTTCTTGATTGGCAAATACTCCAAGTCCGTGCCTTGAAGAAGGACGAATGGATAATAAATTTGGTGGTATTAAAGGAAATGCTTCTTCAAGATTTCTAAATGAAATTGTTATTTGTAGTGGTAATAAATATTCTGGAATTTTTTTCGTAAGTGCCAATTTAGCAACAATATTAACTAATTCAACAAAACTATTTTCTTTTTCTTGGTTCATTTTTGCTTTTGTAAGAGTTTTCTTGTCTTAAATTTTTAAATCAATTTTTTTTATTTGGAAAAAAATATAATCTCGTAAAACTATACTCACAAATCTTATAATATGTTCGTCAAGATTTTTTAGAAATCTCATTCTATAAAATAGTTTATAAAATTCTTCTTGTATCTTATAAACATTAATAAAATTAATAGATTATTTCTTAATATAAACTTCCTTTACCATATGGGAACTTGTACCCATAGCAGTAGCGGTATTATCCATTTTCTTACTTTCTTCAATATGGTGTCCGTATAATTTAGTAAGATAAGAATGACGAAGTAGATTCGTACTTGCCTTCTTACCAAATATTTTTTCAAATCTTTGATTAAGTTTAACAGAAGTAAGAGGATTAGAATTATTATCAAATAATAAATAATCAGTATGAGGTGCTTGTTTAATCCACTTATTTAATATTCTTTTCAAATCACTTGGAAGAGGTAATTCTTGTTTTCCATAATATTTCGCTGTCTTGAAGATATTGAATATCATTTCATTTTTCTTCAAATCAATATAATTATCTTTATCTTTTATAATTTGTCCGCCCTTTTTCATATTCACATAATCTAAACTTCTTCTTACTGGAATATATTTTCCACCTAATAAACAAAGAATAATATAATCTTGAATAACTTGTAAATCTCCCATAGTAAGAGTAGGTTTTTTATACAAATAATCCGCTTCTTTTTTCAACCTATCATAAGTCGCATTTATTTCTTCTTCACTTAACCAATTTTCTTTTTGAGTTTCACTTTTTTCTTGGTGGGACATATCTTTGTTGTAATGAGAAATATCTTCTAACATTAACTCTCTATATTTCTTATTGTCTGTCAAAACAACCAAAGCAGATAGGATTGTTTTTCTTTTGTTTGGACTTATATCTTTTAAGAAATCAATAATCTTATCTGTTTCTTCAAAGTTCTTCAAATCTATTTCGCCTTCGCCAAATATTTTTTTATATAAATTGGTAAGAATAGAATTGTAAGTGGTAATAGAAGATTTGGAAAGGGAAGACCTTCGTTCAGCAAGTATTTCTTTGAGCGACATATATTAATCGTATAATTAATATATTCCTAAAGAACGAATCAATTTTAAAAAAAAATATATAAATATAACAATTTTCTCACAATACTTATTTCAAATCAATTAATGTTGGTTCAATCAAATTGATAATATATTCTTTCAATTCAGTTGAAGACATACTGTCAATATAAATAAAATTATAATCTTGTAAAAGAAACCACCTCAATTCGTCTTCTGTTTCATATTGTTTTCTTTCACCATAAGGAAGATAATCACGGATTAATTTTTCTTGTAAATCTTCAAATTCCGTTTTATCAGCAAATATTTCTTGATATTGTTCTTCTGTCATATATTCGTGAAATTCATTACAATCACAATTAATTTTTTCGTCTTTATAATTTTCTCCACTCCCCAAATATTCTTTCAAACAGTAAATAAAATATTCCAAATTTTCTCCTTCCAGTTCTTGTAATTTGAAATATAAATAATTATCATTTACACTCAACATATAAATAATAAATTCGTCAATCACTTTATTCAATTTCATTTCAGTTTGAGTTGTCATATTGCTTTGGAATAGTGATAATTTTTATTAGTTTAAAACACTATCAATTTTTTTAATTTAATGCGTAAATTTATAAAACTTAAATATTCTAAATTTTATTTTTATAAAGAAAGTAAAATTATTAAAGTTTATAAGTTTAACAAAAGTCTGAAGGATTTAAAATTTCTAAAAAAGATTTTCTAAATCTTTTATCTTTGTCTTCTTCTTTGTCAATAATCAAAGGTGAGAACTTTTCTTTTGTACTATATTCATATATTGCTAATAATTCTTCTTTGGATAAACCAAGACCACTTTCTTTCAATATCATAGAAACTTCTCTATCTCCACTTAATTTGAGCAAAATTAAATAACTACAATTGTTCCTTATAATTTTAGGAATTAAATAATATGACTGCGAGATAAATATTACACTTACAGATAATTTTCTTGCTCTTATGTAATAATTTTCTACTGGAGATAAATCTTTTGAAAGCACTAAATCGTCAAGAACAACTAAATGATTTTCTTTTTTATCAAATTTGTCTAACGGTGGAAGGTTGGAAAGTCCTTCCTTTATCTGTATCTGGTCGCTTTTAGTTGTAAGGTAGTTGTATAAAGGTTCGTCTTTATTCCGAGTTATGATTGTAATGTCGGCAAATGTTCCGTCGCACCCTTGACAACACAAATGAATAAAGTTTATCAACCAGTTTGTCTTTCCACTTCCAGAGGGGGCAACCACACAAGCACGAAAAGGCAGTTTAAATCTATGTAAATGATAATTAGGATTTTTTGGTTCTACAAGTAAATCTTTGGGCATAACTTTGTAAAAGTTAATCATACCGCTTTCAGTTATTGCGTCTTTGGGTATTTTCGTCTTTTTAGGAGGCATTCGCTTAATAAAAGAAAAGAAAATATTATGTAATATTATACTAATGAGTTCTGGAATAGCATATCCGCCACCAACATATATACCACCTTTACCAGTTTTTAATCCTATATTTTTTCCTCAAACTTTTGGAACTACTTCTTCAAGTGGAGGAGGTGGAGGATTTACAAATATTTTTCCAAATGGGTTGTCAAGTGGAAATGTAATTACGCTAAATGGAGGAACTGGAGGAGGAGGAGGTACTGGTGTAGAAAGAACAATTACTGGAATTTCATATTTAGATTTTGTAGATAGTGCCTCTACCAATCCAACAGCAATAACTGGATTTATTACCTTAAATGGAAATACTTTGGAAATAGGTTCAGCAAATAATTCAAGTGGTATAAATGTGAATCTTCAAGGTACAACTCTTTCAGCAAATGGTGTAGCAATCGCAAGTGGTGGTAATGTTTCTAACAATATAAATAATACTTTTCAAGCACCAGCAACAGCACAAACTTTTGATACTCAATCTGTTTTAATAGATAATTCAGCATTAAGTTTTCCAAATGGTGGTAGGATATTAATGGGTAATGGAACTTCTATTTTAGATTTTCCAAGTACATTACCAATAAGTGGTAGTGGTAGTAGTGGTTTAGCACTTGCTTGGAATCAAACTGCTGGTGGAGGTCAAGGAGAAACTGATTTTATTTCTTACGGACAAGGAGGAGGAGGTGGATTTTCTTTTTACTCTATGAATTCTACAACTACTCCTAGTTTAATAGCAAATATGTATTCAAGTGGAATATCATTTTTAAAAAATATACAAAGTAATAATACCTTTACTGGTGATAATTATTTTAATACTGGTTATATAAATCTTACTAATATAACTGGTAGTTTTCCTTCAACACCAGTTGGTTATAGTCAATTTGTTTCCTTTAATGGCAACCCTTGGTTTTCTCCAACTAACGGAGGTGGAGTTCAATTAGCAACTACAACAACATTATTAACTTATGCCCCTATAAATTCACCTTCATTTACTGGAACACCTACTGCTCCAACACCTACTGCTGGTGATAGTTCTACTCACTTGGCAACAACTTCTTTTGTTGCTTCAAGTTTTGCTCCTAAAAATTCTCCAGCATTAACTGGAATCCCAACTGCTCCTACTGCTACTGCTGGAAATAGTTCTACTCAATTAGCAACAACTGCTTTTGTCGCTACAAGTTTTGCTCCATTAGCAAGTCCAGCATTAACTGGAATTCCAACCGCTCCAACAGCATTATCAACGAATAATTCTACTCAAATAGCAACAACTGCTTTCGTTCAATCCGTAGTAGGAGGAGCAGTAGGTCCTATTCAAACGCTTACGAGTAGTTCTTCATTTCAAGACGCAACTGGCGGAATTCGGTGGGTGGTTATAGCACCAGCACAATCAGCAACTGCTCCTTATACTTCACCACCTTGGGGAACTACATTTACTTATAAAGTATATACAAATGTTCCAAGAAGCAGTATTTCAGTAAGTCCAGGGGGTGAAATAACTCTTAATACTAATTATGGAATAGCAACTGGGTCTGGTGCGTATCAATTAATTCAAAATGCTATTAATAGTTCTTATCATTATGCGTATGTTTTATCAAATACAATATCTAATGTTGGAACAAATTTAGATTATGTTTTAACAGCAACACAAGACGGTAGTAGTTTTTTTTATTATATGTCTTCTACTGTTGCTTATGCTACTCTTGCTGGTGTTGATATATCAATTGATATATACCCAAATCAATAAAAATAAAGATTCTATTTATAAAATCTTATTATATTATATGTCTATTTCTCCAATAAATACTTCCGCTCAAACTGGTCTTATACCTTCACGAGTTTTAGGATATACAACAAGTGGCGTTTCTGCTCTTGAAATAACACCTTCAAGTATTGTTTTAGGAGGGAATTTAACAACTACACCAGTTTATGTATCTATTAGTACTGCTGGTTTAACTACAACAAATGCTACTGGTTTAGATATTAATTGCGATTTTAATATGAATCAAAATGATATTACTAATGTTAATAATATAAGCAATAGTGGTAATGATTTGAATTTAACTGCTAATGGGATTCATAATATGAATTTGACTGCTGGTGGATATTTTAACTTAAATGCTACTGGTCCGTCGTATATTAATGGTAGTGTTGTTGAAGTTAATAGTTCAACTAATATTATTAATATTTGTCCTACTGGGGCATATTTTAGCACCAATTCTTTAACACCACTTACTGGGGACGGAATAGTATATGGGTCGGCGACGAAAGTCGGACTGACGAGCGACAACACCAGTGGAACTTATTATATTCCATTCAGTAAAACAACAACTGCTAATAATAATACTTTATTTATTGACGACACTACTGGACCATTATCATATAATCCAAGCACCGCTACTTTAACAGCAAGTATATTTTCTGGGTCTGCGACCACTATGGCAATAACGGCAGATAATACGAATGGTTCTTATAACATACCATTTTTCAAAACAAATCTCGCTAATGGAAATATTATATATATAGATACAGTCGGTCCTGGGTTCTTACAATATAATCCAGCGTTGGGACAATTATCAACAATATTGTTTAATGGTTCTTTATCTGCTCCTACTGGACAAAGTGCGACTACATATACTGCTGGAACTCAAACATTAGCATTAACGCTTACAAATAGTATTACTTATGTTAATTTTGCTTTTACAATGACTGGCGATATAAATAATTTTACTTTTACCTCATTACGACCAAATGGAGAATATTATCTTTTTCTTACCAATACAAGCGGAACAGCAAGAACTGTTAATAATGTATTAGGTGGAACTGCTAATATTAAAACTTCCTATGCTTCTCCTATAACTATACCAGCGACAACTGGTAAAGGTGTAGTTAGAATTTTATATGACGGAACTACTTATTATTTAGATTGTAATGCTTATAGTTAAAAAATAACTTATTAACATTATTAAAGTTTATAAGACAAATAGAAATATTTATAAAGTATATTATGGTTTCTATGAGTGAGGTATTCTATGTTGGACTATACACCGCATTGATAGGATTTACTCTTTCAATCGCAAGATATGCGTACAAATCAAAGTGTTCCAAAATAGATTTTTGTTGTATTAAAATAGAAAGAAACACAGAAGGAGAAATTAAAGAAGATATATTAGAAATAGAAAGACACCCAGAATCAAAAGAAGAAAATAAATCTAAAGTATAATATGATTATTACTGAAATAAAAGAAAGTCCAAAAGCAACCAAAAGATTTAGAGTAAAATTATCAAACGGACAAGAAATAGATTTTGGATTAAAAGGTGGTTCAACTTATATAGACAACAAAGACGAAATCAAACGAAGAAATTATTGGGCGAGACATTTCGCTTCAAGAAATGAACGACATTTGATTTATAATCTTATTCCTACACCTTCATTAATGAGTGCGTGGATACTTTGGGGTCATAGTACTAATATTACAGAAAACATAAAAGAACTTAACAAAATGCTTGAAGCAAAATATGGAGGTTTATAAACTTTTGAATTTTAGAATTTATCGCCTATGGCGATTTGATAAAATATCCCAATCAAGATTGGGATATTTTATTTACTTTATAATTTTTCTTCTTTGACTTATAAACTTTAATAATTTTAATAAGTTTATAGTATTAAGAAAAAAGACATTATCTAATTTTTTTATAGTTATAATATAATATGGAAGAAATACCAATATCTCATTTAACTGCTTCTCATAAAAGAAAAATGATAAAAGGCGAACCTTTTAGAATAAAGCACGGAGGAGCAGTAATGTTAGTTCATTCTCATAAAGTTCCAAAAATAATGAAAGCATTTAGAAGTGGAAAAGGACATACAATTAAAATGTCTGAAGAAGAATTACACGCAAATGGTGGTTCTATTTTTGGTGATAAATTTGATAAAATGTTAGACAAGCACGGTTTGAAAAAGGGAGCATATGCTATTGGCGACCAATTGAAACCAGTTGCCAAGACTGCCTTGACTGCTGGAATATTGGGAGGAGCGTCAGCATTAAGTGGTTTAGAAACATTTGCCACTGGCGGTGCTGGTGCTTCCCTTGTACCAGCGATAGGAGTTGGAGCGTTGGGATTAACTGCTCTCGCAAATGATTATCTTGATAATCCAAAAAAGTATCAAGGAAGTGAAGGACACAAACAAATGAATGATTTGAAAAATGCTGGTATGTCAAAAGTAGGAGCGTATGGAAATCAAGTTGGCGGACAATATGGAATGGGAGAATTAGGAACAAATCCTTATGCTTCTTTGAATGCTATGACTGGACAAAATTTAGGAGTGTTAGGACAAGCAAATGGACAAACCGCATTTGCTAATAGTATGAATCAACAATTATCAAACGCACAAGGTTTCGCAAGACAAAGTTTATATACTGCTCCAGTTATAAATGGCGGATTAAATGCTCCTTCCGTTTTAGAAAGTACTCAACTCGCAAATCCTCTACGAGTCAATCCTTTATATGGCACACCAACTGCTCCTTCTATTCAAGCACCAAATCAAAAAGTTGGAGTTTTTGGAAGTGGATTACACGATATAGTTAAAAAACATAGTGAAAGTCATTTGGTAAGAGGAAAAGGAGTAAAAGAAAGGCACGGCAAATTAGTAGAAATGGGTTCAGTTGGTATTCACGGAAATTTGACACGAACCCCTCAAGCATTAACTGCTTCTCCTTATGCGAGTAATTTTATGTGGTCTTCAACTCTACCTCCAGCATACAAAAGGTTTAGTAGTACTCCAGCAAGTCCTTCTCCTTTATTTTAATAAAGGATATTAAGATTATTAAAGTTTATAAGTCAAAGAAGAAAAAATATAAAGTAAATTCTAAAATTTATTATTCAACATTTGTAATATCTTCTCGGCAAAGAGGACAAGGAATTATCTCGTTCTCATTTTCTTTGATTTGTTCCCAACATATAAAACATAAGGAATGATTACAAGGAGTTTTATTTGTGGTAGTGATACGACAGACAGAACATTCTTCACAATTTAATTCTATATTTGGATTTTCAAATATAGAAGAAAGTAAAAGTATATGACTTGGTTTAAATGTCAATTCATTTTCAACATAACAATATTTCAAATTAGATAAAAGATATTTTGATTTGATAAATATAATTGTTAAATCAGTAAGAGTATATTCAGTTTGCGTATCTTCAAATAATTTTTTTTCATAATATCTTTTATTGGCATAGTTATAATGTTCTCCCAAACTTAATTTGGGACTTATCACTTTGAAAAATACTCTATAAAAAGGTTTATCTGTATCTATATCTGGTTGATATATTTTGTTAGGTAAATAATATTGAAATTGTAAAGAACATTCGCAAAGTAATCCATTAATAGTTTTGATTGGTAATTTTATGAAATAATGTTTATCGTCATACGATTCAATATTTAGAATAATATCAATATATTCCAAAGACATTTCTTCAATCATTTGAAGTTCAGTACCTTCACATACAATTTGAGTATTATTGAATTCAACAATCATTTGTTTAGGTTGTTCCATAGTTGCTTGTAATAGTGATAGATTTTACTTGTAAATTTTCAAATCAATTTTTTAAATTTAGTTTATACTCTAACTCAATCAAACTTAAGAACTTGAATAAAATGAATGACTTAAGTTGGTTAATAAAGACAACGAAGTAGTAAGTGTAAAGGGTAGAGATAGTGAATGGTAATAAATGGA